GCCACGCTGCGCGATGCCGCCCGCGACGTGCAGGACTTCGGGGTGGCGGTCAGCGCGGCGGATGCCGCCCAGATCGAGCGGACGGGCGACGCCATCGCGCGCCTCGGCCTGATCTGGACCGGCCTCGTGAACCGGCTGACCGTGGCCGTCGCCCCGGCGCTGGAAACCATCGCCACAAAACTCGCCGACATGGCGCGGGCGACGGGCCCCATCGGTCAGGCGATCACGGCGCTCTTCGACAACCTCGGGCGGCTGGCCACCTATGCCGCGACCTTTGCGGCCGTCATGGCTGGGCGCTGGGTGGCGGGAATGGCTGCCGCAGCCCTGTCGGTGCGCGGCCTCGCGACGGCGCTCGTGTTTCTGCGGGGCGCCCTGATCCGCACCGGCATCGGAGCCCTGATCGTCGGCGCGGGCGAGCTGATCTATCAGTTCTCGCAACTCGTCGCCCGGGTCGGCGGTGTGGGCGAGGCGTTCCGGCTGCTGGGCGATCTGGCCCGCGAGGTCTGGTCGCGGATCGGGCTCGCGCTCGACGCCGCGCTGGCCCGCATGGCGGCCGGATGGGAAGGGCTGAAGGCGGCGGGTCTCTCGGCTTTCGAGGGCACCATCGCGGGCGTCGTCGGCTTCGGCGACCGGACGGCGGCGATCTTCCAGGGGGCCTATGATGCAGCAGTGGCGATCTGGGGCAGCCTGCCCGGCGCCATCGGCGACTTCGCCTTCCAGGCCGCGAACGGGCTGATCTCGGGCGTCGAGGCGATGCTGAACGGCGTCGTGACGCGCATCAACAGCTTCATCGAGACCCTGAACGCCGCCCTCGCGCTGCTCCCCGAATGGGCGACCGGCGAAGGCGGCGTGCGGATCGGCACCCTCGACCCGGTGGAATTGGGGCGCATCGGCAATCCCTTCGAAGGCGCGGCAACGGCCGCAAGTGCTGCCGCCGCGGATGCCTTCTCGGCAGCGCTGTCGCGGACCTATCTCGAACCGCCCGATCTCGGTCTCGGCACCATGGCCGAGGACGCACGCGCCCGGGCCGAGGGCTATCGCGAGGCGGCCGGGATGCTCGCTGACGCCGCCGGTCGGCCGCTCGCCAGCTGGCAGGCGCTGAAGGATGCCGTCTCCCGCACGGGGGCCGACGCCGAGACCGCTCTGGCGGACGCCGCTGCTGCGGCCGGAGCATTGGGCGACGAACTGGACGAGACCGGCGGGGCCGCAGGTCGCGCCGGTGCGGCCGGGCGGCAGGCAGGGTCCGACACGGCCGCCGGAGCGGAACAGGCGCTGACCGGCTGGCAAGCCGTCACGGCAGCACTCGCCGATTACGCCGCCAAGGCGCGCGACATCGGCGGGGACATCGGCAGCGCCCTCGTGGGCGCGTTCCAGAGCGCCGAGAATGCCATCGGCGACTTCGTGAAGACCGGCAAGCTCGACTTCCGAGATCTGGTCACCTCGATGATCGCCGATCTCGCGAAGCTCGCCGCCCGGCGCTTCATCCTTGGCCCCATCGCAAACGCCCTTTCCGGCGTGCTGGGCGGCGCGGGCGGGATTTTCGCGAACATCCTGCACGCAGGCGGCACGGTGGGCATGGCCGGCCCCGGCCGGATGGTCCCGGCGCTCCCCTTCGCCAATGCCCCGCGCATGCACAACGGGGGCTGGGCCGGGCTGCGCCCCGACGAGGTGCCCGCGATCCTGCAACGCGGGGAGCGGGTTCTCTCCCGGCGCGAGGCGGGCAGTTACGGCCAGGCGGGCGCCTCGACCGTCAATGTCACGATCATGGCCCGCGACGCCGAGAGCTTCCGGCAGTCGCGGACCCAGGTCGCGAGCGACATCGCCCGCGCCGTGTCGCTCGGGCGACGCGGCATGTGAGAATCCACGATGGCATTTCACGAGGTCTGGTTTCCCGACAACATCAGCCGGGGCGCGCGCGGCGGGCCCGAGCGGCGCACGCAGATCGTCGAACTGGCCTCGGGCGACGAGGAACGCAACGCCAGCTGGGCCAATTCGCGCCGCCGCTACGATGTGGCCTACGGCATCCGCCGCGCCGACGATCTGGCGGCGGTCGTGGCCTTCTTCGAGGCCCGCAACGGCCGCCTGCACGGTTTCAGGTTCAAGGACTGGGCCGACCACAAGTCTTGCCTGCCGTCACAAACCCCGGGCCCGACCGATCAACCCATCGGCACCGGTAACGGCAGCACGACCCAGTTCCAACTGGCCAAGCGCTACAGCTCGGGCGCGCAATCCTGGACGCGGGTCATTACCAAACCTGTCGCAGGAACCGTGACCATCGCCCTGAACGGCACGCCACAAGCCTCCGACTGGTCGGTCTCCACGGCCACCGGCCTCGTCACCTTCGCCACCGCCCCGGCCTTGGGCGTGGCCATCACCGGAGGCTTCGAATTCGACGTCCCCGTCCGCTTCGACACCGACGCCCTCGACGTCACCCTCGACCTCGAGCGGCTGGGCTCGATCGCCTCCATCCCGCTTCTGGAGATCCGACGATGAACGAGGAAACCGGATTTCTGGCGGCGGCGCTGAAGGAGCTGCTCGCCTCCACCGCCGTGATTCTGGCGGCCTGGGGCGCGCTCGGGGGCGCGACCAATGCGCTGACGACCCGGATGCGGCTGCGCGACGCGCTGCGCCACATCCTGCTTGGCGGCCTGATCTCGGCAGGGATGGGCAGCCTGTCGATGGCTTTCATCACGCGGTGGCTGGCGCTGCCGCCCGAGGCGATTCCGGCCGGCGGCGCGGCGGGATCGGCCGCCTATCTGGTTGGCGTCTTCGGGCCGGCGTTCATCGAGGTGCTGCTTGCCCGCCTGCGCAGCGCCCACAAAGGCGACGGCGATGCATGACCTTCTGCGCTTTGCACGCGCGCTGCGGTGCGATCCTGACGATCCCGGCCAGGCCTTCCGACACCGCCTCCGCATCGGCCTCGCCCTCGCGGGGCTGATCCTCCTCCTCTCGCTCCTGAGGTGACCAATGCAGACCAGCCATCGCGGCCTCGTGGCGATCGTGCGTCACGAGGGCATCGTTCCTGCGCCCTATCGCGACGCCGTGGGCGTCTGGACCTGGGGTATTGGCCATGCCGAGACCTCGGGCCTTGCGCCTGATCCGCGGCTCATGCCGCGCGGCATGCCGAGCGACTGGCGCGCCGTCCTGCCAGAGGCTTTCCGCATCTTCCGCGCCCGGCTCGGACCTTACGAGGCGGCTGTCCGGCAGGCGGCAAAGGTGTTGCTCGAGCAGCACCAGTGGGATGCGCTCGTGAGTCTCTGCTTCAACATCGGCCCTGCGGCGCTCGCGCGGTCGAGCGTGATCCGCCATCTGAATGCGGGCAACCGACAGGCGGCGGCGGATGCCTTCCGCGCCTGGAACCGGGCCGGCGGGCGGGTGCTGGAAGGCCTCAGGCGGCGGCGCGAGGAGGAACGCGTGCTGTTCCTGACCGGCAGCTATCCGTCCGGGCAGGTGTCCGTCTACGGCGCCGATAGCGAGGGCCGCCTCGGCGGCGCGGTCGCGCGGCTCACCGAGGCCGAGGTTCTGGCCGCCCTTGGCGGGACCGCAGGCGGGGCGGCTCCCGCTGCGCCGCCTGCATCGCCGCCGCAACAACCCGGGCCGCCTTCCGGCTGGCTCGCCCGGCTGGCAGCCTTCTTCTCAAACCTGATCCGGAGGGTCTGATCCCATGCGCTACATCCGTCCGACCTCGCTCACCTGGTGGGCGGGGCTTCTCGCCTTTGCGACCGGCGCCGCCTCTCTCGCACTGCCCGCCACCGGGCCGCTCGAGGAATTGGCCCGGCTGGTCGCGCTGCTTGCCGGCTCCGGCGATGCCTCGCCTGCCGCGCTGATTGCCCTCGGCCTGGGCCTGATCGGTCTGCGCGACCGGCTGGAACGCGGGTTCCGCGGCGATGAGTGAGGCGATCCTGGGGCTGGCGGCAGCGGCGGCGTTGGCGGGCCTGCTGCTCGGCCGGGTTTGGGGACGCGCGGAGGGGTTCCGCGTAGGGAGACGGGAGGCGGAACGCGATGCGATGGAGGACGAGTGGCGGCGGCTTGAGCGCGGGCGGGCCGCGGTGCGCGATGGCCGCGACGCTGGCGATCCTGCTGACCGGCTGCGGCGCAACGACGGGCGCTGGTGACGCCGGCTGCGTCGCCTATGCCGAGGCGCGGCTGGGGCGGCCGCCGGCCGCTTCGGTGGCCGGGCTCCCGCCGGACTGGGCCGGCTGGATTGCCGATATCGACGACTGCATGACGGGAACTTGCCAGTGAAATCCTTGCCCACCGCCCTGCAGGCCCATCTCGACGAGGGCACGACGACACTCGCCTGGTGCTGGCGCATCACACGCGCCGACGGCGTGACCTTCGGCTTCACCGACCACGACCTGCCCCTGTCGTTCGACGGTACCGAGTTCGAGCCGGAAAGCGGGCTGACGGCGTCCGAGGTGCGATCCGGCTCCGACCTTTCCGTGGACGCGCAGGACGCGCAAGGCGTGCTCTCCTCCGACCGGATCACCGAGACCGACATCCTCGACGGTCGATGGGACAATGCTGCGGTCGAGGTCTGGAGGGTGAATTGGTCGGCCCCGGAGCAGCGCGTGCTGCTGCGGCGCGGGGCCATCGGCCAGATTCGGCGTGGGCGGCTCGCCTTCGTGGCCGAGGTGCGTTCGCTGGCCCATGTCCTTGGCCAGACGGTCGGGCGGACCTTTCAGGCAACGTGCGACGCCGCGCTGGGCGATGCGCGCTGCGGCGTGAACACCGATGCCCCGGCATTCAAGGGCAGCGGCGCGGTCATTGATGTGCTGCGGGACCGGGCCTTCACCGCTTCCGGCCTCGGCCCCTTCGCCGCGGGCTGGTTTGCCTTCGGGCTGGTCGAGTGGACCAGCGGCGCGAACGCCGGGCGGCGGGTCGAGGTGCTGTCGCATGACCTCGTCGACGGGGTGGCGATCCTGACCCTGCTGGAGGCGCCGGTCCGCCCGATCACGGCGACGGATGCATTCGTCGTCCGGGCGGGCTGCGACAAGCGGATTGCGACCTGCGGGACGAAGTTCGCCAATGTCGCGAACTTCCGGGGCTTCCCGCATATCCCGGGCCAGGACGCAGTCCTGCGATACGCGACGAAGGACGGTGGTCACGAGGGGGCGGTGTTGTGAAGACCGCCGATCCTGCCCGCGTCATCGCCGCGGCCCGATCCTGGCTCGGCACGCCCTATCACGACCAGGCGAGCCTGCGCGGGGTCGGCTGCGACTGTCTTGGATTGGCGCGTGGCGTCTGGCGCGAGGTGGTGGGGCCGGAGCCGTTCCCGGTCCCGCCCTACAGCCGGGACTGGGGCGAGACCGGGCCGCGAGAGGTGCTGGCTGACGGGGCGCGTGCGATGATGCCCGAGATCGCACCGGCAGACGCCCCACCCGGCGCGCTGGTCCTGTTCCGCATGATGCCCCGCGCCATTGCAAAGCATGTCGGGATCCTCACCGGCCCCAATACCTTCCTGCATGCCTACGAGCGGCTGGGCGTGATCGAGGAACCGCTGATCTCTGCCTGGCGGCGCCGCATCGCCTTCGCCTTCCTCTTCCCCGCACGCTGACTTCCCAAACCTTCGAACCCTGAGTTTCCGCAATGGCCCCGCTTGTCCTCGGTGCCGTCGGTTCCGCCATCGGCGGGGCGTTCGGCGGCGCGATGCTCGGCTTTTCCGGGGCCGCAATCGGCGGTTTCATCGGCTCGACCATCGGTTCGGTCGTGGACAGCTGGATCGTGTCCTCGCTGGCGCCCGCCCAGAAGATCGAAGGCCAGCGCCTCGACAGCCTGCGCATCACGTCGGCCACCGAAGGCGCGATCATCCCGCGCCTCTACGGCCGCATGCGCATCGGCGGCAACATCATCTGGGCCACGGATTTCCGCGAGGAGACGAAGACCACAACACAGGGTGGCGGCAAGGGCGGTGGCGGCGGCCGGGTCCGGACGACCGAGTACCTCTACTATGCGTCCTTTGCGGTCGCCCTGTGCGAGGGCCCGATCACCGGCATCGGGCGCATCTGGGCCGACGGCAAGCCGCTGGACATGACGGGCATCACCTGGCGCTGGTATCCGGGGAACGAGAGCCAGAGGGCCGATCCATTCATCGCGGCCAGGATGGGCTCGGCCAACACGCCCGCCTATCGCGGGACAGCCTATGTCGTCTTCGAGGAACTGCCGCTTGCGACATACGGCAACCGCCTGCCGCAACTGTCTTTCGAGGTCTTCCGGCCGCTCGCGGACCCAGACACGGCTGAGGGCCTCGTCAAGGCCGTGACCATGATCCCCGCCTCTGGCGAGTTCACCTATGCGACCGAGGCTGTCCGCAAGACCGTGGGCGGCAGCACTTCGGCCGAGAACCTCAACGCGCTGCCGGACGAGGCCGACATCGTCGTGGCGCTCGATCGACTCCAAGCCATGGCCCCGGCCGTCGAGAGCGTCAGCCTCGTGGTCGCCTGGTTCGGCAACGATCTGCGCGCGGGCAACTGCACCATCAAGCCCGGCGTCGAAGTGGCAGCCAAGGTTACCAGCCCGAAGGTCTGGACGGTCAACGGGGTTTCCCGCGCTGCTGCCCATCTCGTCAGCCGTGATGCCGAGGACCGTCCGATCTATGGCGGCACGCCGGCGGATTTCGCGGTGGTGCAGGCGATCCGCGAGATGAAGGCGCGCGGGCTGCGCGTCACCTTCTATCCTTTCCTGCTGATGGATGTGCCGCCCGGCAACACGCTGCCGAACCCCTACAGCGCCAACGCCGCCACGCCCGGCCAGCCGAGTTTCCCGTGGCGGGGCCGGATCACCTGTTCGCCAGCTGCAGGGTTCGCGGGGACTGCGGACAAGACCGCCGCCGCGGCGACGCAGGTCTCGGCCTTCTTCGGCACGGCCACCCCGGCGCAATTTGCGGTATCGGGCGACGCTGTCTCCTGGACCGGTCCCTCCGGCGACTGGGGCCTGAGGCGGATGATCCTGCACTATGCCCATCTCTGCGCCGTGGCGGGCGGGGTCGATGCCTTCCTGATCGGCTCGGAGATGCGCGGGCTCACCACGATCCGCTCGAGCGCCAGTGCCTATCCGGCCGTCACAGCCTTCAAGGCGCTGGCGGCGGATGTGAAGTCGGTTCTCGGGGCCGGGACGAAGATCGGCTACGCTGCCGACTGGTCGGAGTATTTCGGCCACCAGCCGCAGGACGGCTCGGGCGACGTGTTCTTCCACCTCGACCCGCTCTGGGCTGACGCCAACATCGACTTCATCGGCATCGACAACTACATGCCGCTGTCGGACTGGCGCGACGGCTTCGATCATCTCGACGCGCTCGAGGGCTGGCCCGCGATCCACGACCGGGCCTACCTGCAGGCCAACATCGCGGGCGGCGAGGGCTTCGATTGGTTCTACGCCAGCGCTGCCGACCGGGCGGCTCAGGTCCGCACCCCAATCACCGACGGCAGCGCGGGCAAGCCTTGGGTCTTCCGTTACAAGGATCTGCGCGCCTAGTGGTCGAACCCGCATTACAACCGGCCGGGCGGGGTGGAAAGCGGCACGCCCACCGCATGGGTACCGCAGTCGAAGCCCGTGTGGTTCACCGAACTGGGCTGTCCCGCCATCGACCGGGGAACCAACCAGCCGAACGTCTTTTTCGACCCGAAGTCGTCGGAGAGCTTCACGCCATGGTTCTCGCGTGGCTGGCGCGACGACGCCATCCAGCGTGCCTATCTCGAGGCCAGTTACCTCTGGTGGGGCGCCCCGGCCAATAATCCGGTTTCCGCGATCTACGGCGGCCGGATGGTCCATGTCCCGGAATGCGCCGCCTGGACCTGGGATGCGCGGCCCTATCCGTTCTTTCCCGAACTGACCGGCGTCTGGACCGATGGCCCTAACTGGCGGCTCGGTCACTGGCTGACAGGGCGGCTCGGCGCAGTGTCTCTGGCGGCCCTCGTGCGTCACCTCTGCCTGCGCGCAGGGCTTGCGGACGACCTCATCGACGTTTCCGGCCTCTGGGGTGCGGTCGAGGGCTATGTGATCGGCGCGCTGGAAAGTCCCCGCGCGTCGATCACCACGCTGGCCCGCCACTTCGGCTTCGATGCCGTCGAAACCGAAGGCGTGATCCGCTTTGTCATGCGCGGCCGCGCCTCGGTTGCGACGCTCGCCATCGACGATCTTGTCGCCAGCCGTGAAGGCGAGGCCTTCGAACTGACACGCGCGCAGGAGACAGAGCTGCCCCAGGCCCTGAAGTGGCAGGTCGCGCGGGCGGATGAGGATTATGACGCCGCGCTGGTGGAAGCGCGGCGGATCACCGTCGACACCACCCGCATCGCGTCCGAGTCCTTCCCCATGGCGATCCCGCCCGAGGAGGCCGAACGCCGCTGCCGCCGCGCCCTGATGGAAGCCTGGATCGGACGCGAGAGCGCGACCTTCCGCCTGCCGCCCTCGCGGCTAGCTCTCGATCCCGCCGACGTGATCCGGCTCGCGCATGACGGCCGTGAGGTCGAGTTCCGGCTGGTCTCCGTCGCAGATGCCGAAGCGCGCGGGATCGAGGCGGTGCGCCAGGATCGGGCCGCCTACGACCTGCCGCCCGGCGATCCCCGCCCGGCCTCGCTCGCGAGTCCCGTCGTCTTCGGCACGCCCGAGGTGGTGATGCTGGACCTTCCGCAGATCAGCGAGGACCAGCTCGCCCATCGCCCCCTGATCGCGGCCCATGCCAGCCCCTGGCCGGGTGAGATTGCCGTCTTCCGCAGCGCCTCGACGGACGGCTTCAGCCTGCTGACCACCTTCGGCAGTCGGGCGCGGATCGGCACGCTGGCCTTCGACTTCTTTCCCGGGCCAACCTCCCGCTTCGATCTGGGCAACGCACTGGTCGTCGATCTCCTGTCCGGGACGCTGGAAAGTGTGACCGACGTCGCGCTGTTCGGCGGGGCGAACGCACTGGCGGTCGAGTCCGCAGCAGGTGTGTGGGAGATCGTGCAGGCTGGCGCGGCTGAACTGCTCGCGCCCGGCCGCTACCGACTGACCCGCCTCCTGCGCGGCCAGCGCGGGACGGAATTTGCCATGGGCAGCCCCGCCCCCGCAGGGGCACGAGTGGTGGTGCTGGATGCTGCGCTGGCCTCGCTGCCCATCGCCAAGACTGACCTGGGCTTGCCGTGGAACTGGCGTGTCGGCCCGGCCGCGCGTGCGGTCAGTGATGCGAGTTATGCCGTGCTGGGCTTCACCCCGACCGGCCGGGGTCTCGTGCCCTTCGCGCCGGTTCATGTCGAGCAGCCGTGGCGGACAGCGCGCGCACCCGGCGATCTGATGATCCGCTGGACACGCCGGTCCCGCGCGCTGGTGGCCGATACCTGGGAACAGGTCGAAGTGCCGCTTGCCGAGGACCAGGAATCCTTCGACGTCCAGATCCTTGATGGCCAGGCCGTCAAGCGCACGCTGACCAGCAGCACGAGTACCGTCCTCTACACCGCTGCTCAGCAGATCACAGACTGGGGCGCGCCGCTCGGGCCCGGCCAGACGCTGGCGCTCCGCATCTTCCAGCTCTCGAACCGCCTCGGTCGCGGCACACCGGCCGCGGTCACGCTGCAGTTCTGAGCCCAACCCACGGGAACCCGCATGTCCGACACCACGACCCATCTGGGCCTGCCCTACCTGCTGGCGGCCCAAGCGCAAAAGCATGTCACCCACAACGAGGCGCTGCGCCTGCTCGATGCCATGGTGCAACTCTCGGTCCTCGACCGCACGCGCACTGCGCCACCGGCCAGCCCGGCAGACGGCAATCGCCATCTTGTGGCCTCCGGCGCGAGCGGACTCTGGGTCGGGTGGGATCTGAACATCGCCTTCTGGATCGATGGCGCGTGGATCCGGCTGGTGCCGCGCACCGGCTGGCTGGTCTGGGTCGCGGCCGAGGGGCTGTTCCTCGTCTGGACCGGCAGCGCCTGGGAGGTGGTGGGCGAGCCGCGCGACGTGTCGGACGCGGTCTTCAGCCTTGTGAACGATGCGGACCCGACGAGGAAGGCCACCTTCTCGCTGGCGGGCATCAGCGCCGGGACGACGCGCAGTTACACGTTGCCCAACACCTCGTCGGAGCTGGCGATCCTCGCGGGCACCCAGACTTTCACCGGCAACAAGACGTTTTCAGGGACGCTGACCGCTTCGGGCACGGTTACGGTCTCGGCGGCGTCGGCCAGCATCGGGACGGCCACGACGACCGCGACCTACGGAATGGGCACCGGCGCCACGACGACGGGCGTCACCAAGACCGTGAACATCGGCACTGGCGGTGCCTCCGGATCGACGACGGTCGTCAACATCGGCTCGGCCACTGCCGGGGCCGGTGGCACGACGGTGGTGAACACGCCCACCGTTACCTTCGCCAATGCGGTGACGCAGGTCGGCATGCCCCAGGCCAACCTGACCGCGCAGCTTCTGGGTCTCGGCGGCGCAACCGCCGACAGCTTCAACCGGCTGTCGGTGAACACGCCCGCTGTGCTCCTGAACAACGCAGGCGCCGGGATCGAAGCCACCGTCAACAAGGCTGCGGCCGCGAACGACGCGGCCTTCGCCTTCAAGACCGGGTTCTCGGCGCGGGCGTTGATCGGGTTGCTCGGCAATGACGACTTCAGCTTCAAGGTCAGCCCGGATGGCTCGGCCTTCTTCGACGCCATCCGCATCGACCGGACCAGCGGTCAGGTAGAACTGCCGCAACCGACGGTCCTGCCGGGCCTGGCCGCTGCGCCGACCCCGCCGCCCTCAGGCAAGGCCGCCCTTTATGCGCGAAACCGCGCCGGGGCGCCCTGGATCGACGTGATGCGCCCCTCGGGGCGGGACTTCCCCCTGCAGCCCCACTTCGGCGTGAATCGGATCGCCAACTGGTCGCCGTCGGTCACAACGACCATCACCACAGAAGGGCTGCCAATCACCTCGGTCGGTACCGTCTCGCACCCGACGCTGGCCGCCACGAACCTCGCTGCAAGCATGCGCCGCTGGCGCATGACCTCGGCGGCCGTCGTGGACTCGGTCGCTGAGCAGCGATCCGCAGGCTGGGCATGCTGGCGCGGGAACGCGGCGGGCCTCGGCGCCTGGACCTTCGTCATGCGGATCTCGCTAACCACCCTGCAGGCGACCGGGATGGCGTTCTTCGGCCTCTACGGATCGACGGCGGCGCTGGCCACCACCCTGACTTTGGCCGCCGCCATCAACTGCATCGGCATCGGCTTCCAGCGCGGGACGCACAGCCGCTGGCAGCTGGTCGCGAACGACGGCACCGGCGCGCCGACCCTGACTGACATGGGGGCGAGTTTCGCCATCGCGACTGGCGGGGTGCTGACGCTGTTTATCGCGGCACCGCCCAATGGCAGATCGGTCTGGTTGCGAGTGGTGGACGAGGTTTCCGGCGCGGTGTTCGAGCAGGAAATCACCGCCGACTTGCCCGCCGCCACGCAATTCCATTCGCCGCGGCTCTACATGAACAACGGCGCAACGGCCGCAGCGGTCGCGTTCGACTGTGCCGGGGTCTATCTGGAGACGGATTTCTGA